CCATGTACTTGCCATAAGGATTTCCTCCTTATGCTATTCTAATTAAGCCGTTAGTAGCGTCAGCGTTAGGAAACTGTAACTCAAATGTACCGTTAGTAGAAGTTTTAACACCTCCAAAATCTAAAACAGCAATAGAAGAATTACTATTGTTAGCGTTATAGATTAATGCAGCTTGAGCTGAAATAGTTGCGTTTGCAAAAGAAACGTTATCAGCATCAAAAATTGCAGTAGTACCATCAGTAGTGATAGTAACATTTGTAAGTGTTGCACCGCCAGTAGTGTAATTAGTACCAGTGTCAGATATTTCATTAGCAGTAATATATGCAGCAGTGTTTTGGTTAAGAGTTGCAGTGTTGTCGTAAAGTGCACACTTCAATGTCTGAGCTTCTAAGTTTCCGCCAGGCGACATTAAGTCTTGCTTAAACGACACTGTAATCGCTTGAGATATTGCCATTTTTATTGTCCTCCAGTTAATGTGTTTTCGCCTAGTGGACTACCTGGAAACTTGTAGTCAGTTCTTCTGTTTCTACGAGCTTCGTTATTAATAGCAGCCACACTTTCGACATACTTTTGTTTGTATATATTATAGTCTTCCATGTTCTTTGTAAAGAGATTTGCTTCAGATAAACAACCAAATAAAAGAGCATCAGAAGCATTTTCAGTATACCAATTAGTAGTGTTAGTATTAGATAATGGATTAATTCTTCCTTGATAACCTAACTCCATAGTATATACAGCATCTGGTGTTGGAGCTAAATATAATGTGGTATCATCAAAATTAGCAAAATATCTAGGTTGTGCTGTTAAGGAAGCATCAGGCCAATATTCTTGTAAATATTCTAATGGTTTAATTTCTAAAAATACTCTATTACCTGAGCTGTCTATTATATTTAAATAATTTAAAAGCATAGGTTCAATTGCTGATGGAAGAGTTATAAATCTATCTCCTATAGAAGTAGATGAAGTTACATTTTCATTAAAACCTGTAGGATCAATTTCTCTAGATAATTTTAATTGAGTATTATCAATAAAAGTATCTAATTGAGCTACAAAATCAGTTCCTGTATTTTCTGCCCAAGTTTGTATATCAGTCTTTAGACTGCTGTATGTCATTGGCATTGTTTTCTACTCCTTCAACTTTAAACTTAGTCCATACATGACCTCTAAATGCATATGTACCATAATGCGTAAGAGGACTATGTAAATCAGCATATATCTTTCCACCGATTTTTTGCCATAATCTGCAAAAAGCATAATCTTCTGATAAATATCTATTACTTTTTTCATCAATAATACAGTCAAAAAGTGCATAACAATTGTCACTTGAAAATCTATCTCCATTTATTATTTGATCAGATGTATATTTAAGATTAGGATAAGCTTCTATCATTTTATAAAATACTTCTTTTTTAATACACATAAAGCCTGTCGCTGCATCTAATACTTCAGTAAATCCATTTTTAACTTCTATATTTAAAGGATTTGCAAAATTTAAATTATATCCTAAAGCTTTTTGTTCTAAATTTTCATAATCTTTTTTTTCAGCATGAGATTTAACAGTATTCCAATCTATAGATTTTCTAGGGTATATTCCACAAGCTACATCGTAATCACTTTCTAATAATCTCATTATAGCTTCTCCACCAAAACCTATATCGCTATCTATAAACATTAAATGTGTAAATCTATTCGGATCTTTTTTATCAGCATCTAAAAATTGAGTTACTAAAGTATTTCTAGCTCTAGTAATTAAACTTTCATTACCCATAGTATTTAAATGTAACTGTATTCCTCTTTTACCAGCCTCAGTTACAGCATTTAAAATACCGTGTAAATATGATTCTGTTAATTGACCGCCATAACAAGGAGTTGCGATCATAACTCCTAATTTTTTTTGATTTGTCATGTAGACACTGTAACACTTCCTAGCCCAATTGATAACAAATTTGTGCTTGCTTGTGCGACACCTACATTAGAAACAGAGCCTGATGTAGATGGATATATTAAAGTAATTTGATTAGGAACACCACCAGTAGCTGATAAATTAGCTTGTGGTCTAGCGTCTTGTAAAGATTCAGCATCAGTAAAATATGTTAAATCTAATTGTGGTTGTTTCTTTTCAAATTCTGAACTATGAACCATACTACCATTCCATTCAAATACCATTTCATTGTATGGAAATTCTAAACCAGAACGATCAGATATAGCTCTAGCATATTTACCACCAGAAAATTTTTGATGTGGTGCTCTATGCGGTTTATTACTTCTATCTGCGTATCTTGCCATTAGTTATAATAACTTGTTGATGGTAATATTCTCGTAGATGGAGTATCATCACCTGCGATTAATCTTTCATAAGCTTGTTCGTAATCTAATTTTAATTCAGCTCTAGTTGCTTGTTGTATTCCACTTCTTTTTTTAGATAAATAATAAGCAAGACCAGCACACATACATTCAAAAGCTCTAAATGGTATATCAATATTTTGTTCTACTCCATTAACTGTAGAAGCTGTAATATCTTGTATCTTTCTCATTCTATAATATCTTAATGTATAAGCTTGATCAGGTGTTGGGTAAATTAAAACTTGTGGAGTATTTAATCTTTGTAAATAAAACTGTGTAGGTCTAGATTGAGAAGTTTTATTTGATATAGCAGCATAATCATTAACACCTAAACGTGTCATTGAATATTCTGTAGTTCCATCTAAAATATTTGCATTAATAATATCTATTGTATCATAATCAAGTGTATAAGTATTAGTACCTTGAGTTAATGATAAATCTTTTAATTCAACTGTCCATTGATTGTAACCACGATTAGCCCAATCACTAAACATAATATTTAAACTACGTCTAGCTGACCGTACGTCATAACCTAAAATAGGATCTCCTCCTATTCTATCGTAAGCTTCCTGTATAACATCGTTTACAGTTAAATTATATGTAGCTGTTCCAGATGTAGCCATTATGCAAAGAAACAAGTTACAGAGCTTGCACCATTTGCAGAAATATTAACTTTTAAATCAGTTCCAAATTTTACACCTTCATCTGGTAAACTTATGTTAATAGGTCCACTATCCGCACTTGCTCCAGTTGATACAACAAATTTTGTAGTAGCGTCATCTACAAAAGTAACAGTTCCAGCAGTCGCACTAGGCGTAATGATGAAAGCTTTTAATCTTGTAGGTCCCGCAAATACTGAAACATTAGAACCTTGCGTAGTTGTACTGTTTGCAAATATATCAGATCCTGCCATATTTTCCTCCTTAAATTAAATTTTGTTTTCTTAAATTAGCATATAGTAACTTAATTCTATCTTCATTGCTAGTAGGTTGTGCTATTACTGGAGATAGATAATCTTTTGCTATTTCTTTTCTAAAATCAATAGGTCTATTTAAATCAATACTCATTGTTTTATCAAAAGGCATAGTTGTACCTCCTAATGATTCTTGTTCTCCAAACGTACTTAAAACTTTTTCAATATCAGCTAATTTTTCGTCTAAGTCTTTTTCTTTACCTTCTTCTTCTTTTTTAGCTTCTGCCTCTTTTATAATTTTTTCAATATCTGATGATTCTTCATCAATATCTTTTATTTCTTTAGATTTAATTTTTTCTTTTTCTTTTTCTAAAGCTGCTTTAATAGATTCAGCAGAGCTTCTTTCTTCTTCGTCTTCTATATCAGTATTAGCAAAATCTCTTAATGCTTTTCCTTCTTTTTTTAAAAAATCAAAATTAAATTCCATAAAACTCCTTTAATAACGAGGGCCCGAAGGCCCTCAGAAATATTAAGTTACGTTATTGTTTTGTACGTAAGTAACAGTTACAATAGCTTCGCCAGTTGTTCCATCTCCGTCAGTCGCAGTAAATACTCCGATAACATTAATATCACTTGTTCCGACATCAGCTAAAGCTGGAATAGCAGCAGCAACAGGTTCTGTTCTTGCAATAGCTTGTGCATCAGTAGCTGCAATAAATGCAGTTCCATTTGCAGCAGTTCCTACTGAAACAGTTGCAGCAGTACCATCATTATTAACTGTAACTATATCCATAGTTACATTTATTATTTGTGAATTAGCTGGAATAGTTGCAACAGTAGTATTTGCTGAAGCTCCAATTGCGCTAATTGATTTAGATTGTACCATTTGTACAAATCCAGTGTTTGTTACGTCAGTTCCTAAAGTAGTACCAGTAGTTTCTTTAATAGTACCAGCTTTAATTGGTCCTGAAAATGTAGTTGTTCCCATAGTCTACCTCCTTAGTAGTCTTCTTTCGAAGTCGTAGGGTT